CATATGGATTTGTTATAACTTTTATATTACTTGATTTTGTATCAACAACAGTATCAATAAAGTAAGAAATAGAATTTCCACCATTTTGATTATTTTGCTTTCTATTTTCATAGAGTGAACCTGAATAACCTTCAGCAACAACATAATCTAATGTTACAGTATCTTTACTGTATTGTGTTGATCTAACTTTGAACAACATTAATACTAAACTATCTTGGAATGCATCTGTATTAAATTCATATCCAACTGGATATGATTCAATGACTTTTGATAAACTGTCTCTACCATAAGAATTTGCTTCTTGTGTTAAAGAGAACGAGAGTCTTGTTTCAGGAACTTGTACAAATGTTTGAATATCTGTTGATGCTCCATTTACAGCTTCTAAAGCATGAAGTGATTCGTATCTATCCGCAGGATTAAATCCAGTGTGATCTGAAATACCAACATAATAACCTTCAAAAAGATCGTTGACAGCTGTTTTTGAAGTATTTAAAACTACTAAACCAGCAGCACCATCTAAAAGATCTTGAGCAGTTTGAACTGTTTGCAATACATTAGGTTCAGTTAAATTATAAATAATAGCTTCTGTTGCATAAATAGGATCACCATATTGTTCTTGGTATGAAGACAATGTTTCTGTATCTGTTTCAAGTGCAGCATACCAGTTATTGATTGAATAAGTTTGTAATAATCCTTGATCTTCAAGATCTTGATACCAATTGTCGATTGATGATACAGCACTTAATTCTGTCTGTGTATCGTCAGTATAAACTAACCATGTACCCTCTCTAAAATAATATGCAGCAGAAAGTGATGATACACCAAGACCAATGTTTGTAATATATTCAGGATCTAAATCGGCTAAAGGAACAATGTCTTTACCAAATATTCTTATACCTGATAAAGAGTCTTGTTCATTTGTTAAAGGACCAAATTCTGTATCAACAGTACCAATTTCGTAGAACCAAGGTGAATCATTCCATCCAATATTGTTTGCTGCAACTTTATCATATTCTTCTTCAGTTAATAATACTGATACTGGACGCATAAGCCTGAATTCTGTTGAATCAGCATATGTATAAGAATTACATGAAAGTGGGTAAACTAAAGCACTGTATGAGTTTGTGTAACCTTCACCAAATCCAGAACCATAAGGAATTCTGGAAACCATTAAATTAGCAGGTGATTGTGATAAAATTTGTCTGGATGTATAATAGAGATATCTTTCAGCAGCATTTGTTGGTGTTCCGAAAACGCTTTCAAATTCGGAAACACTTCCAATGTTTACTAGTTCTTCTGTTGGTCCTTGTGGCGCAAACCCTGTTACAAGAACATCAGTAGCTCCAAGCGGTCTGGCTATGATACTAAGATCTACTTCATTGATTTGTACGCCCGGTGATGAAATGGTTAATGTTGACATATTTCTTAATACTATTTACCTTTAATTTTCCCACTTTTAACAAATTTATTTTCATACTTTGAGAATAAGTAATATTATGAATAAATTTGATCTATTAGTGACTTCTTTACTTACAGAAGCAAACTGCACAAAAGTAACACAAAAAGCACATTCTACTCGTAAAGGAAAGAAGTGGATGAAATGTGTTAAGAATCCAAAAGGTGGATATAAAAAAATCCATTGGGGTCAAGCTGGTGTGAGAGTTGGAAAAAATAATCCAAAAAGAAGAAAATCATTTCGTGCTAGACATAAATGCTCTGGTGCAAAACCCGGCACTCCAAAATATCAAGCTTGCAAAGATTGGTAATGAGGTGTAAGTAATACTGTCATGAACAAATTCGACAACGTATTAAAACAATACATCACTGAACTTAATGTAGATCCTACAAACGTACAAAAGTCTTTAGGATCAAAACTTGGTAATCCAGACCAACAAACAAAAAATGCTTTAGATGTTCTTGGTGCTATTGCTGGTTCAGGCGATAAAGACCCAATTCATCAAGGTTTGATCAAGGTTCTTGACCCAAATCAAAAAGAAAAATTTCATGAAGTTTTTACAAACGAAGCTGATCAAGCAAAAGCACTTGAGAGATTAACTTCACAAGGTGTTCCTATTGGTCAACAACAACAATCTCCTGATCAAGAAAATCAAAATCAAGATCAACAAAAACAAAAAAATCCTACCACTCCATCATCTTTGTCATCATCGACAGGTTCAGGTCCAGTAGATGGTAGCACAGGTAGTGCTGGTTACTAATATCTAAAAGATATTATAATTTATGAGCAAAAAAATGCGCCCAAAAAAGGGTTCTGATAGACCTCAGTCTGGAAGAATCCGTAACGTAACAACAAATCCAGAAGCTGGAAAACAAGACGATAATTCGCCTTATGTTTTTCAAAGAGATAAAATATCTTTCGATTTATCAATTAAAAATTTACCTTGGACAAATAAACAAAAAGAAATCATAGCAAAATTTTTAGACAAAGGTACAAAGGTATTGATGCTTAAAGGTCCAGCAGGAACTTCTAAAACAACTCTTGCAATGTATTGTGGATTAACTCTTCTTAACATGAGAAGAATTTCTGATATGGTATTGGTTCGTTCTGCTGTTGAATCTTCAGATTCTAAACTTGGTTTCTTACCGGGAACTCTTGATGAAAAGATTGCAGTTTATCTAACACCATTCCATGATAAGTTTGAAGAGTTACTCTGCAAGGCTCAATTAGACAAGCTCCAGAAGGATAATCGTTTAACAATTTGTCCAATAAATTTCGCAAGAGGTCTTCACTTCTCTGCAAAATTTGTTTGTGCTGATGAAGTTCAAAACTTTTCCAAAAAAGAAATTCACACATTGATGAGTCGTATTGGTGAATTTTCAAAAGTATTTCTTTGTGGAGATCCAGAACAAAGTGATCTTCCATATGGTAAATCTGGTTTTGATAAAGTTTATAATCTTTTTGATAACAATGAAGCAAAAGCTCAAGGTATATTCTGTATGGAGTTAACCGAAGAAGATATTGTTCGTTCTGAACTTTGTAAATTCATCACACATAAATTCAAAGAGCTTTATCTTAATGATCAACATAAAGATAATCAACATCAGCAGCATTTAAAAGAAAATTCCCATAAAGATTCGTGGAAACCGTCTGAAGTAAAGTAAGTAATATAGTATGAATAATAATGCTCAATACCAATCTGTAGAAAATAGACCAATCGGTTGTACCTTTTGCGGTGCTCAAGTTCAAGGAAGAATTACTGAAAAGAAAGATCCTAGATCACACCAAATCGTAAAAGAATGCCGTTGGGTTTGTGGACGCTGTGGTAACTTATCCAAAGTTGGAAACGTAAAATAAATGGATCTTGAAGAGATAATCGAAGAAATCTACAATGGTGGTGGAGGCAGTTATGGTGCCTATAGCGAACCACCCCGTAAAGATTTTGCTCCGATGTCTAACAGTGGTGGATATAATAACGCTGTACAAAGAGGTGGAACTGCTGGTGATTTAACGGAACCACCACCAGATGCTCCTGTAAGTTGGCCTTGGCCTTTACAAACAGTTACAACTGATTTTGCTGACAGTTTCGTTTATCTTATGACAGGTATCAATAAGATGACACAATGTATTAAAAAGAATCCTAGTTTATCAAAAGAAGCTAAGAGAGAATTAATTGAACTTTACAAAAGATCAAATCAAGCATTAAAAATAATAAAGCAAGTTGGTGTTTCTTTACATAAATTAAACATTGGTGGAGAACAACCTTCACAGAACCCTATTCCAAATACTCCTGATCAGAGAGTTAATCCAAATTCTGTTCCTTCTATTAACACAACAGTTGCAATTAAATTGCCATAATATTGTTGACAACTATATAAGATACTGATATATTCAGTTTCATGAAATATAGTAATATTATTAAATCAACAGGAATAGTTTTATTCCTATCAACTTTAGGAGGATTAGGTGCATATCTAATTCATTTAAATTTTTGGGCAACATTTATTTTGTTGTTTGTATTTCAATATATTATTTTTTCTTTTGTTGGTAATTTAATAACCAGTTATTTTGTAGAAAAAACTAGACAAAAAGAATTAGATATTCTTGAGCCACTTTCAACAATTCTTGAATGTGCTTATTGTAAAGCAAAAAATCTTATGACATTTTTTCCAAATCAAGATGAAAGAATTGAGTTTGAATGTGATAGCTGTAAGAAAACAAACCTTGTGAATATTAACTTTAGTGTTGCAAGAATTACAGAGTCTGTTAACATACCAAACATAACAGGAATTCCATTAGTGGATGAAAAAGAGTAATATGAAAAATTGGGAAGCTATACACAACGAATCATCAAGATGGGCAAGATGGATTGCTCTTTACGAAGCAATCAATTATTGTGCTGATAAAGCAGAAGAAAAGAAAATACCTTTTAATAAATTAAATTTAAAACCTTTGGAAATAATGAAATACATTACTTCCACAGAAGATATTATCTTAAAGAAACTCTTAAAACAAGAGTATAATATAGAAGTTTGTTATAATGAAGATGCTCCAGAAAAAGATAAATCTTTTATTCCAGAACTTCAAGAAGATTATTAATAATCTCCATAAATTCCAGTATTAGAACATGGGTTTTCTTCTCCATAATTGAAGTTAGAATCAGCTAATTGATTTAATGCATCATTATCATTATTTGGTGTATTTCCAATACCAGAACCGGGAGATCCGGGTTCGAAACTGTAATCGTAACGTTTCGCTTTAAAGAACCATACATAATGTCCACCTAAAGCATTTAATTGAAATTCATCTATAACTTCTGTTAGTTCATAAATTGTTGGTCCTCTTTTTGGATAGTTGATACGATCACTACCAAACTCATCAAGTCTCATTAAATCTCCTGCTCTTGGTTCTGATGATACACCATAAATAGTTGTAAAATGTTTAGGGTGTATAACACCTGTCATATCACTATCAGCAACAATTCCAAACTTAGAAAGAAGATATGAATCATTTGTGATGTTTAATAAAACAATTAAATGATTTCCACCACCAAATCCAGCATCTGGTTCTTCACCATAAAGAACGTTAACAGCAGATAACGTAGCTTGATTGTTAAAGTACATTACATCCTGTCCATAAACACTTATTTGTTCATACCACCAATTATCGAAGTTCGATAATTCGTTTCTGTTTATTCCTTTATTAAGAAATCTTAGCTGTTCCATGTCGGCCTCCTCCAGTATATGACAACATATAAACTCTTGGTTGTATCATATGAATATTAACACCAGTTTGTTTTATTGCCTTTTTTGGTTCTTCTTGAGTTGGACATATTTTATATTTTTTCATTATATCAATTGCCTCTGGTTCACTCAACGGAACATTCTTTTTTAATTTCATGCAATGATCAACTTTAGGATGAAATGTCTTTTTTGGTTGTGATTGTGATTTAGCAACCAAGTGTAAACCTTTTTTTCTTTCACCCATTTTCATAACTCTTCCAAGAGATTGGTGATGTTTAGTCCCTGTATTAGAACTCATCAGTTGTTTATCCTTTTTTTCAAAAGGATTTTCAATAAACTCTCTTAAAAAATATTCTTTGAAATTCACATTTATACTTACAATAAAAAACCCCCACTAGATGTGAGGGCTTCTTATTATACCAATTGGTAGAAGTAATTACTCGTTATCAAATAAGGTCTTGCCGACTTTAACACCACCAACATCTTGCTGCTTGCTCTGGAGCTTACTGATAGCACCATCTGTTGAGTGAGCCTTTAACTTACCATCATGACCCTTGCCTGTCTTTGGTGTCTGTGCTGACTTCTTTGTTACTGGAACTGCACCCTTTACTGTGTAGTTACCCTTTGAGTGTAAACCATGAGCTAACTTCTCTGTGTCTACGATAGGAGTACCAAGGTCTTGCATATCTGTAGCTTCACCGAAAGGTAATGCACCTTCTGCTGAAGATTCATCTTCCTCTTCACCACCAAAACCATGCTCTTCTGATTCTTCATCTTCTGATTCACCAGCTTCATGTTCTTCTTCACCTAAGAGAACTTGACCTAAAACTTCATGTAACTTTTCTGCTAAATCTTTTGGAAGTGTGAATGTTACTTCCTCTTCTTCACCCTCTTCACCTTCACCAAACTCTTCACCATCTCCACCTTCTGAACCAAATGAAGGCTCAAATGTGCTGTCTTCAGGCTTATCTCCTGTTGAGAAATCCATGATATCACCTTCTTCAGAGATGATCTTATTGAAGAGAATATCAAATGGGTTCTTTGATTCGTACTTTGTACCAACTTCTTTTGGTGTACCATCTACAGCCTTACCTACGCTTAAATGTTCACCAGCTTCTTCAGGCTTCTGTGCTGTTTCTGCACCTTTAGCTTCTGGTCCAGTTGCTTTTTGAACTTTTGTGACAACTGAGTTTTTTTCATCACCGAAGATTGCGCCTTCTTTTTGAGAAGAACCTTCAACCTTTGGGGATTTAGTGTTAGTTAAATCTTCACTTTCTGTG